TGCGCGGCCCCTTCGAGCGCGACCGCGCCCAGTATGTGCGCACCCTCGCCGAGGCCCTGCGGAGGATGACGCTCGATGGCTAGCATCAAGGCCCTGCGCGACGGGCTCAAGACGCGCCTCGCCACCCTCACGGGGCTCTACACCCACGACACCATCCCCGACGACGTGTACCCACCGGCCGCCATCGTGGGCTTCCCCACGGCCGTCCGGTACGACTTCGCCATGCGGACCCCGGTCAGCCGCTACACCTTCCCCGTGCGCCTCATCGCCGGCCGGGTGGCCGAGGCCGAGGGCCAGGACAAGATCGACGACCTCGTGAGCCCCGATGGGGCGCTGTCTGTGCGCGCGGCGCTCGATGCGGACCCGACGCTCGGCGGCGTGGCGCACTCCAGCCGCGTCGTGGAGGCGCGGGACTTCGGGGTTTATGAGGTGGCAGGCGTCGGCTATATTGGTGGAGAGCTTGAAATAGAGGTTATTGCGTGATGTACATCGTCAACAAGGGCCTGGAGATTGCTGGCGAATACCACACGCCTGGTGCAATCATCGAGAACATCCCGGCAGAGGCCGTCGCGTGGCTCGTTCAATGCGGCGCCATCGAGGAAGTCGACGCCATCGAGGCTAAGCCTGCGAAGAAGAAGGGCGGCAAGTAATGCCATTCATTCACGGCAAGGGCGCGGCCACGCTCTGGGACCAGTACGACCTTTCGGCTTTCCTGAACTCCTTCGAGGGCGCCGCGACCGCTGACACGGCCGAGGTGACCACCTTCGGCAGCACGGCCAAGAGCTACGTCGCCGGCCAGAAGGACGCGACCATCAGCCTCGGGGGCTTCTTCGACGGCGCTGCGGCGGCCGTGGACGAGGTGCTAGCAGCGGCCCTCGCGGGCTCGTCGGTCGTCACCCTCGCCGCGGCGGGGGCGGGCGCCATCGGCAACCGCGCACAGGTCGCGCAGGCGATCCATACCAGCTACAATGTGACAGCGCCCGTAGGGGATGCCGTGACGATCACCGCTGAAGCGCAGGTGTCGGGAGGCTTGGCTTCTGGGGTGGTGCTCGCCAACCTCATCGCCCGGACCGCGACCGGCAACACCTCGGCAGTGGACAACGCCGCCAGCACGTCGGCCGGCGCAGCCGCTACGTTTCACCTGACGGCCTTCAGTGGAACCAACGTGACCGTGAAGGTGCAGCACAGCGCGGATAATTCCACCTGGGTCGACCTCATCACTTTCGCTCAGCTTACAGCCATCGGCTCGGAATACAAGGCTGCTACCGGCACCATCAACCGATACCTGCGCGTCAATGTGGCGGGCACGTTTACCAGCGTTACATTCGCCGTCGCCTGTGCACGGCTGTAAGGAGGATTAGGCAATGCCCTTCGTTCACGGCAAAACGGCAGACTTCCGCATCGACAATTCAAGCGGCTTGCTGACCGACATCTCGGCCTACTGCGACAACGTAGACTTCCCGCTGACGGCCGACATTGCTGAAGTGACGCGTTTCAGTGACTCGTCCAAGGGGTACATCGCCGGCCTCAAGGACGCCACGATTTCGATCTCGGGCTCGTGGGACGCGACCGCTGACGGCGTGATCGCCGCCATCGTCGGCCTCTCTGGCTCGTTCCAGTATGGTCCCGCTGGAACGACGAATGGCAACATCAAGTACACTGGCGAGTGCATCTGCACCAGCTACAACGTCACCGCGCCCGTGGGCGACAAGGTGAGCTTCTCGGCCGAGTTCCAGGTCACGGGTGCCGTCACCCGCGGCACGTACTAAGGAGACCCCATGCAGTTCTTGACCGTCGACGCCATCCTTGCAGCCAGCGACCTCCCCACCGAGGCCGTCGAAGTTCCCGAATGGGGGGGCGCCGTGAAGGTCCAGGGGCTGTCGCGTGCGGCCTATGACGCCATCGCCAAGGCGGCAGAGGTCACGGTTCCTGCCACCGGCCCCGGCCAGGTGGCGGGCACCAAGCGCGACGATGACAAGTTCTCCGACCTCCTCTTCTTGGCTTGCGTCGTCGAGCCCAAGTTCGAGGAGGCGCACATCCCGGCCCTGCGGGGCAAGAGCCTCGGGGCGCTCAACCGGGTGTACCAGGCCATCGGCCGTGTCCTGCAGACGGACGTGGAGCCTGCCAAAAGCCCGGCTGGCACGGCGGGGGTCTGACTACTTCGAGCTGATCCTAGCGCGGGATCTTGGCATGTCCCGCGCGCAGCTCCGGGCGACGATGAGCACGGCGGAATACACGGACTGGCTAGCGCTGTACGCCCTCGAGGCGGCCGAGCGCAAGGCCGAGGCGCAACGGAGGCGGTAGGGGATGGCGACGGCAGCAGCTGAGTTGTTCGTCCGCGTCAGCGCCGACCTCAAGGGCCTGACCTCCGGGATGGAGAAGGCCGCCCAGGCCGTGGACAATCTGGGCAAGGAGGCCCAGCAGGCGGCCTCACCGCTCGGCAACCTGCGAACCATCATCGCGGGCACGGCGGCCGGCGAGCTGCTCGCCGACGGCATCAAGTCGGCGGCTCAGGCGATGGTGGGCCTGGGGGCTCAAAGCATCAAGCTCGCCAACGAGCTGGAGCAAAACAAGGTTGCCTTCACCACGATGCTTGGCAGCGCGGAGAAGGCCGATGCCTTCCTGCGTGACCTCTCAAGCTTCGCGGCCAACACGCCCTTCGAGCTGCGCGGCCTGACGGACAGCAGCAAGAAGCTCTTGGCCTTCGGCTTCGACGCGCAGAGCATCCTGCCGATTATGAACAGCGTGGGCAACGCTGTGGCGGGTGTCGGTGGCGGCAAGGAAGTCCTCGACGGCGTGACGCTCGCCCTCGGCCAGATGGCGGCGAAGGGCAAGGTCAGCGCCGAGGAGATGAACCAGCTGGCTGAGCGCGGAATTCCGGCCTGGCAGATGCTGGCCAAGGAGATCGGGGTCAGTCAGCCGCAAGCGATGAAGATGGCCGAGAAGGGCGCGATTGACGCCAACACGGCCATCGTGGCGCTCGTCAACGGGATGAACAAGCAGTTCCCCGACATGATGAAGAAGCAGGCGGCAACGCTGGGCGGCGCGTTGAGCAACCTGCAAGACAGCGCAGACCAGGCGCTGACGCGCATTGGAGAGAGCCTCAAGAAGAACCTGAGCCTGGCCCCGCTGGTACAGACCATCAGCCTGGCGATCAACAACCTGACGGCGGCCTTCACCTCGGGCGGCCTCATCGCGGCATTTGATATGGCCTTCGGGCCTACGACCAAGGCAGCGATTGTGGGCATTGCGTCCGCAGTTACGGCGGTGCTGATCCCATCGATCGTGAAGGGTGCGATGAGCCTTGCCACGATGGGCCTGGCTGCTGCTCCCGTGATTGCTGCGGCGGCTGCCATTGCCTTTGCTGCATACCCCATCATCAAGAACTGGGACGAGCTCCGGCTATCGTTTGGCGATGCCTTCAAGTACATGAGCGACACGATTGTTCGCTGGTATAACGCAACGGTCGTGCCGGCAGTGGAGAACTTCACGGGCCTGTTCCGGGATGCCGTGATGTACGTCGGCGATATGTTCCGGTCTGTGCTCGGTGACGAGATCGCCAACAAGCTATCCATCGGGCTCGGCAAGGTGGCGGGAAAGTTTTCCGGCCTCACCAAGATGGCGACCGTGGACTTCAAGGTTTTGGGCATGTCGCTGTCCGATATCGGATCGACGGCGGCGGCTAACTGGCAGGAGACATGGGGCGGCGCGATGAGCGCATCCCAAGGCTTCACGGCTGGGCTGTTCGACCAGATCCAAGGTCAGGCGCTCAAGATCCCCGGCACGCTCACCAAGGCCATGACCGGGCTCAAGTCGGTGGCGGCATCTTCGGATGATGCAGCCAAGGCGCAGGCAAAAGCGGCCAAGGAGGCCGAGCGCCTACGCCGTGAGTTCGAACGTCAGTACGCCGCGGCGCAGAAATCGTATGAGAAGTTCGAGAACATCGCCGATGCGATGAGCGCCGTGAGTCGCGCCGTGTCCGAGGTCGAGGCCAAGCACCAGGAGCTGGGCCGGTCCTATGACGTGGCGGGCGAGAAGGCCGAGGCAATGCGTGGCAAGCTCGGCGGCGTCGAATCGGCCCTCGGCAAGCAATCCGTGCAGGCGCAAAACCTGCGTGTCAAGATTTACGAGCTTGAGCAGGCCAGCAAGAACGGCGGCGCTGCGATGGCTTCCGCCTTCAAGGTGCTGGATGGTGCGGCCGTGAGCATCGAGCAGGCAACACTCAAAGCCAAGCTTTTGGGCGAGGAGTTCGATGCAAACGATGCAGCAGTACAGCAATACAGCCAGGCCGTTAAGGATCTCATCACAAGGGCTAAAGCCTGGCAATGAACAACTGGACGAGGCGATCAAGCGTTACAACGCGGCGAGCGAAGCCAAGAAGAAGGCGGCCGATGCGGCCAAAACCCTTGCGGAGCGACTCGACGAAGTAACGTCTATGTCTCGCTCAGTGTTCAACGCACTCAAGGACATGGGCGAGGTGTTCGGCCTCAAGCTGCCGGATGGCATCGCAAAGGTGGTCGATGGGGTGTTCACGCTGCTGAATGGCTTCTCAACCCTGATGACCGTCGGCCCTAAGCTGGTGGAGGCGATCCTGCCGGCACTAACCACGATCGGGGCTGCTGCGGCTGCCAACCCCATCGGAGCGGTCGTTGTCGGCGTCACGGCGGCCGTGGTGGCCGGCATCGCCGCATGGAACTGGTACAAGTCCTCGAGCGAGGAGGCCATGCGTGCGGCTTCAGCCGCTGCCAAGCTTGCCGCCGAAGAACTACAGGCCAACAATGATGCGGCGCTTGCCAGCAGTGACCTTGCAAGCCGCTTGCGGCAGAAGCAAATGCAAGCCGAATATCAGCAGGTCACGGAGATGGTTGGTGCGCTCTCGACGGCCACATCTTCGGCTGTCCGTAGTGCAACGCTGGCGTTCATGTCGGGCTCAAAAACGTGGGCGACCGATCTCCGCGAGAGCCTTAAGAAGGCAATGTTTGAGAGCCTGTTAGATAAGGAGATCTTCGATCAACTCGGCACAAGCCTCAAGGGCAAGTGGCAAGAGGTTGGGAATCTTCTAAGGACGGGAAACAAGGAGGCAGCCGCGGCCCTTGCCAAGAACATTGCCGAGGATGCCGAGGCGATGATTGGGCCTATCACTGAAGGTGCAGAGATGCTGATGAAGGCTTTCGGGATGGCGCCTTCGGAAGTGACGCGCCTTGCAAAGCAGGCCCAGAGTTCGATGCAGCAAGCAAGCGGACTCGCGCAGCGCAATAAAGAAACTCTCAATTACTACGCGGCCAATATCGAGAAGGACTTGAGCAAGGCATACGAAAAGAACATGCACCTGGCTGCACCTGGCACAGCACAGCGTGACCTGTTCGAGCGGCTCAAGACGGAATCTAACCGCACCCGCTCGGGCTACTACAACACCGGCATGGCCACCGGCGGCCTCGTGACCGGCCCGGTGCTCGCCCGGATGGGCGAGGGCGGCCGCAACGAGGCCGTCCTGCCGCTGAATGAGAACGTGTACCGGCAAATCGGGCAGGGCATCGCTGCGGCCCAGGGCGGCGGGATGGGCACTCAGGTGGTGGTCCAGTACTACGGGAACGGCAAGTGGACCCGGGAGGACGCGCAGGGCCTGGGCAGGCTCCTCGTCTCCGAGCTGCGGGCGATGGGCGTGAGGGCGTAGACGATGCCCATCCGGCTCCGCATCGCAAGCGTCACGCAGACCACCAAGATGGTGGTGGGCTCGCTGCGCATCGCGAGCCGCCTCAACACCCGCAACCGCGCCAGCCTGAGCCTCGTGGACCCCACGGGCACCTACCGGCCGTCCGTCGGCGCGGAGGTCATCGTGGATGACGGGGCAAGCACGCGCTACTTCGGCGGCTTCATTGACTCCTTCACCGAGTCGCTCACCATCGAGGGCAACCAGACGGCCCTCAGCTACGAGGTCGAGTGCGTCAGCTACGACGCCCTGGCCGACCGGCGCCTGGTGGCGGCGAGCTACGAGAGCGGGAGCCAGACCCTAAGCACGATCGTCAGCGACGTGGTGACGAACTTCCTCACGGGTGACGGCCTCACGACCACCAACGTGGACACCGGCCCCATCATCGACCGGCTGAAATTCAACTACGTGCCGGCCTCGGCCGTGTTCGATGAGCTTGCCAACATCACGGGCTATGCCTGGTGGGTCGATGAGTCGAAGGCCCTGTGGTTCAAGCCACGCGCCGGGGTGGCGGCCCCCATCAGCATCGATGCCACCAACGCCCGGCGCGTCACGGTCAACCGGACCACCGAGGTCTACCGCAACAAGCAGTTGATTCGGGCGGGCGTGGACCTCACGGCCAGCCGCACCGAGAGCTTCAGCGGCAACGGCACCCAGAAGGCGTGGACGCTGGCGTACCCCGTGGGCGCGGCCCCGACGAACCTGACGGTGGGCGGCGTGGCCAAGACCGTCGGCATCCGGGGCGTCGACACCGGCAAAGACTGGTACTACCAGATTGGCGACCCCGTCGTGTCTCAGGACGACGGCGCGGCGGCCGTGGGCGCGGCCGTAGCCATCGCCGTCACCTACCAGGGCCAGTTCCCCATCCTCATCAACGCGCAGAGCGACACGGCCATCGCGGCCCAGGCGGCGCTCAACGGGGCCTCGGGCATCTACGAGGCCCTCGAGGAGCGCCCCAACTTGAACGACGACGAGGGCGCGGCGAGCGTCGCCGAGGGCCTGCTGAGGCGCTACGGGTCCATCCCGCGCCGGCTGACCTTCGAGACGGACACGTCAGGGCTCAAGCCCGGCCAGCTGCTCGCGGCCACCTTCACGCCCCACGCCGTCTCAGGCTCGTGGCTGGTGGATTCGGTGTCGGCCGTCGACCGAAACGGGCAAGACCTCGTCTGGACCATCGAGGCCCTGGATGGCGAGAGCGTGGGCGGCTGGGCCAGCTTCTTTGCGGCGCTCACGGGCGTCGGCAAACAGGTCGAGTTCCGCGAGAACGAGGTCGTGGTGCTGCTGCGGGCGTTCACCGACACGGTGACGCTGACGGATACGCTGACGGCGACCTCTTTGACGCCCGAAAGCCGGGTCGGGTTTGCCCTCGTGGGCCAGTCGGAGGTTGGTTGATGCAGGTCCGGGTGACAGACAACGTTCACATCCAGGTGCGCGACGCGACCACCGGCGAGCTGCTCAGCGAGCAGACCCACCGGAACCTCGTCGTGAACGCCGGGCTCAACCTGATTCGCGACTTTCTCGACGGCGACGCGCCCACGGCCCCGAGCCACTTCGGCTATGGCACGGGCACCAACGCCGTCACGGCGGGTGACACGGCGCTGCAGACCCAAGTCGCGCGTGACGTGTTTACCAGCAAGACCGGCACCAACGCGCAGCAGCAGGTCTATACCTACTACCTCGGCAGCGCAACGGCCAACGGAAACACGCTCGCGGAGGCCGGCATCTTCAACGCGGCGAGCGGCGGAACTATGCTCTGCCGGGTCAAGCTATCACCCACCATCGTCAAGACGGCCTCGGTGGCCGTCACGTTCACCTGGACCATCAACCTAGGAGCTAGCTGATGCCTTACACCTGGACCACCGGCGAGACGATCACGGCTGCCAAGCTGAATCCGACAGTTGTTAGCTTGACGGCATCTTCAATCACCGACAGCTGGACCAGCCGCACAGCTATGACAACCGCAAGGTTCTATCCTGCCTCAGCTGGTCTAGGTAGCTATCTGTATGTTTTTGGCGGATACACGTCCGGACCCGTTGCAACCAATGAAAGATACGACCCAAGTGCAAACAGCTGGACTTCAAGAGCCAGTATGGGAACTGCCAGGTATTTTTTGGCTGGCTCTGCTTTGGGTTCTTACGTTTACTCGATAGGAGGCCGGACAGACTCGGTCGCGCTGTCAACAGTCGAGCAGTATGACCCTTCCGCAAATACTTGGACTGCCAAGGCGAGTCTATCCGCCATCAAATATGGCCTTGCAGCAAGCAGCAATTCCAGCAAGGTCTATGCCTACTCTGGAAGAAACACGTCGACCATTCTGGCGACCGTTGAAGAATACGACCCTGTGGGAAACACCTGGACCTCCAAGACGAGCGTGAACACGGCAAGAGAGGGCCTTGCCGGTGCAACGGTTGGGACTTTTATTTATGCCTACGGTGGAAGCACGGGTTCAAACTCTGCTGTAACCGAAAGGTATGACCCAACCGCAAACAGTTGGATTTCACGAGCCAACATGAATACGGCCAGGAAAGAATTGGCGGGTGCTGCGCTTGGGGGATATGCCTACTCATTTGGTGGTGATACTGGCTCGGTTTCTGCTGTCACAGAACAATACGACCCTGGCACGAACACCTGGGCAACCAGGGCCACCTTAGGAACAGCCCGAAAACAGCTCACGGGCTCTTCACTGGGAGATTACTTTTATTCGTTTGGTGGATACACAACCGCCTCGGTCGGAACAACAGAGCGGTATGGACCATTCAGCTCTGGAACAACCCAATCAATAACAAGGGACAGCCTCTGTGTGGCCTACTCGCCAGGTGTAAAAATAAGAAACCGAACCAATTACGCCAGTGGATCGATTGTGTACGCCAAGAATGGCGACACCATCGAAGCAGATGGCGCGACAGACGTGATTATTTTTTAAGGAGGAGTATCAATGTTCACCGCTCGTGAAATCGCCAAGGAACTCGGGGAGGACGTTGCCGCCGTGCGTGCCGTGCTGCCCGGTATCGACCAGGCCGCCATCTTCGCCGCCGAGCAGGCCAAGGTGAGCGTCGAAGTATGGGATGGCGTGTCTGACATTCAAGGCATCCCGGCCGCCCACTGGAAGCAGACGGGAGACCTCCCTGAAGGCGGCCACATGTACCTGCTTCGTGACGCCGCAACAGGCCTGGTGCTGCGGGCTCAACCGCACGCCCCGGCGGGCATCGGCCGCGCGCCGATGACCCACGCACAGGCCATCGCCTTCGGCACCCAGCACCGCGACGAGGCGGCCCAGGCTGGCGCTCGGGCGGCCATCCTCAAGGCTGTGGACCTGGCACTCGACGCACAGGTTTAGGGACGACATGGCCCGGCCGTGCCCTTAGACTTGATCTATGGGCACGGAACAGCTTCCTGTCGATAACGACACGCGCCTCGCGAAAATCGAAACCAAGGTGGATCAGATCCACCTGGCGCTGTGTGGCGACCTCGCAGGCACAGCCCACGGCCTGCACGCCCGCGTCGCCAAGCTTGAAGCGTGGGCGAAGTGGCTCGCGACCATCGTTACAGCGCTGGTCGTAGCCGCCTTCTCCCAGCTGCTCGGCTTCAAGGGCCTCCGCTGATGCCCATCCCGACGACCTACCCCAACGCCACGCACCTGACGCCGAACTTCACCTGGGCCGAGTTCGCGTGCCGCTGCGGCCAGTGCGGGGGCGAGTTCCCCAAGAGCGTGCGCAACCAGCTGCTGCGTCTCGCGCCTGCCCTCCAGGCCCTGCGCGACAAGGTTGGCCCCGTCCGCATCACCTCGGGCTACCGCTGCCCGCGTCACAACACGGCCGTGGGCGGGGCACGCGCCAGCCAGCACGTGCTCGGCCTGGCCGCCGACATCGTCAGCCGCACCCACGCCCCGGCCCAGCTCGCCGAGGTGGCCGAGACCATCCCCGCCATCGCAGCCGGTGGCATCGGCCTGTACCCCTCGTGGGTCCACGTGGACGTTCGCACCAACGGCCGCGCCCGCTGGGACAACCGATAGGAGCGCCCTATGAACCTTGACCTCATCCTGCCGGCCCTCGCGCCGCTGCTTCCGCTCGTCATCGCCCCGGCGGCCGCCACGATCACCGAGGCTGCCAAGCGCGTCCCGGCCGTCCCGTTTGACGGTCGCACCAAGGCGACCATCCTCGCGGCCCTCCTGGCCGTCTCCCTGCTGCTACGCGTCGCCATCGCCTGGGTGACGGGCACGCTGGATCACATCAGCTGGGCCGACGAGCTGCGCGTCCTGGTCGACGCCATCATCGCAGCGCTCACGGCGGCCGGCGGCTACGCGCTGCTGACCAGCTCAAAGCCGAACGTCTGAAGCTTGCGGCGGGTGTCGTTTCCCGCCGTAGGAGGGGGGCCGTGGTGTGTGCCACGGCCAAGGGGGAGCCCGGCGGCTACGGTCGCCGGGCGCCTTTTTGCTGGCCCCAACAAGAAACCCCACCTGCCGTGAGCGGGTGGGGGAACTTGTCGGCGGGACCGTGAAGAACCGCCACGCGAGCGACTTGGGGGAAGCTCAGCGACCGGCGCGTGGGGCGCCGATGAAGATCAGGTTATCAGACGGGTGATCAGCAGTCAAGTGTCTGCCGAAAACCAGACAGATTTCCCATCAACAGTTGGATATAAGTTGGATAGCCGAAAACCCGAAACCCGGAAACGTAGTGGAGATAAGCGGATTCGAACCGCTGACCCCCTGCGTGCAAAGCGGAGGACAACCCTTTTTCGCCCTCAACCGAAGGCCCGCTTTCTTGCTTGACCGCAGGCCCGAAACCCGCTTAAATCAAACATCTCCCCCCGCTTGACTGGTCGTTGTTCGTCGGTGCTTGTCGGGCCAGAAAGTTGGATAGTTGGACGGAGAGAGTTGGATAGGAGTTGGATGGGTTGGATACGATCCACTTCACGAAGGCCGCCATCGAGGCCCTGACGACACCCGCCAAGCGTATCCGCATCAAGGACGCGAAGCAGCCGGGCCTGTGCCTGTACCTGACGCCTGCCGGCAAGCGGACGTGGTACCTGTTCGCCCGCATCCAGGGCGTGCTGCACGAGCGACGCCTCGGCGACTACCCGGCCTTCACGGTGGACCAGGCACGGCAGGAAGCCGGCCGCCTCGTCTCCGAGCTGCAGCGGGGCATCGACTCGCGCAAGACGCGGACGGCCGAGCCGACGCTGGGCGAGGTGTGGGACTGGTGGCGCGAGCAGCATGCCAAGCCCCGTGGGGCGGCTAAGCGGCTGGCCTCGGATGAGAGCCTGTGGCGGCTGCACCTGGCGCCGACGTTGCAGCACCGCCGGCTGAACACGATCACGCGCTCGGACCTCCGGGCCTTGCATGTCGAGCTGGGCAACCGAGTCGGCACGCGCACGGCGAACCTGGCGCTGAACATGGTGCGGGCGATGTGGAATAAGGCACTCCTCTACGAGACGACGGCGCTGCCCAACCCGGCCGACAAGCTGGAGCGCTTCCCGGAGGCGCGGCGCGACCGCCGGCTGATGCCTGCCGAGGGGCGGCGGTTTTTCGAGGAGTTGGCGAAGGCGCGGCCCGACACGCGGGACTTCGTCCTGCTCTCGCTGTACACCGGCGCCCGGCGCGGGAACGTGCAGGCGATGCGGTGGGATCAGATCGACTGGGAGGCGCGGACGTGGCGCATCCCCAAGACGAAGAACGGCAAGCCGCAGACCATCCCCCTCGAGCAGGCCGAGCTGGACCTCCTGCGCCAGCGCCTGGCCGACCAGGGCGGCGAGACCGAGTGGGTGTTTCCCTCGCGACGGGGCGCGAAGTCCCCGCACCTGACGGAGCCAAAGCGCGGGTGGCACGCCCTGCTGAAGGCGGCCGAGATACCCGACTTCCACCTTCACGATCTGCGCCGCACGCTGGCGAGCTTTATGGCCGACACGGGTGCCAGCCTGCACGTCGTGGGCTCGGCGCTCGGGCACACCAGCCCGGCTGCCACGGCCATCTACGCGCGGCTGCAGCTCGATCCCGTGCGCCACGCGAAGCGGCGGGCGCTGGAGGCGATAGACGAGGCGCGCTCTACCAGTCCCTGACCTGGCGGATGACGATGCCGACCAGCTCGGCCTCATCGTAACGGACGCGCCGAATCGCCTGACCGAACACGTGCTCTTCAAGGTACACGCCCAGGTCGTCCTCTTTGTAGAACTTGCAGGCGTAGCCCTCGGGCGTGCGAACCACGACGGGCTTACCGCTGACGGGCTTCACGCCGTCGGCCACCTTCACCAGGACGAAGTCTCCGTCCACGATGCCGGCACCGCTCATCGAGTCCCCGCGCACCCGGATGGCCGCATCGGCGCCGCGGGTGAACTCTGGGGGCAGGTACAGGTGCTCTGTTGCTTTGTCCATAATGGCCGCCAAGGGCTCGCCGCAAGCCGCCGCGCCAAGAATCGGCACGGCCACCACGTTGCCCACGTAGGTAAGTTGTCCCCCAGGCTCAGGTATACCCTTGGCTGCTGCCGAACTTTCGCCGATGATCGGCTCCAGTCCATGGTTTTGGGCGTTCTCGCCACTGGCAACAACCCGCAAAACCATGGCGGGTCCATGGTTTCCATGGATTTGGCCGCTTGCTGATTCTACCCCTTGGTCCTGGTAGCCAACAATCTGGAGCAAGTCGGACAACGGCACGCCCAGGCCGCGGGCCAAGCGCACAAGCGTGTCGTACTTGGGAAGTGTGCTCTGCCTTGGTCGCTCGATCTTATGGATGGTCGAGGTTGGAATGTCCCCTCGACGTCGAACTTCGTTGAGGCTTAAGCCCTTCTCTGCGCGCACGCGTGCAACGTACGCGGCGAGCTGCTCGTGCGGTGCGTCCGCCACTTCACGCTTCCCCCGTGCATCAATGTAGAAAAGCATAGCACCGACAGCCTTTGCACATTTTCGCATGAGCCCCCTTGACGCCTTCTACTTTCGTGCAATACACTGGCTCTGCACAAAAGTAGAAGGGAGGTGAAACCGTGCAATTTAATCCTGAAGCTGTTGCGGCAGCGCGGATTGCGGCTGGTCTTAGCAAGCCTGCTCTCGCCAGGGCCTCACGTCTGGCGCTTCGCACCGTCTACAACCTTGAGTCAGGCGTCGTGAAGAGTCCAGACGCAAAGACTGTCCAGCGTTTGGCCGAAGCAACCGGCGTTGACTGGTCCTATTTTTTTGCCCCTGTCTTCCATAAAAGTGCAAGCGAGGCTGTCTGATGTCCAAGCTGCTCACCACCCGGCAGGCAGCGGAGCTGCTCGAGGTCTCCGAGGAGACGCTCAAGGACTGGCGTTACCGCAAGCTGCGCGACCTTCGGTGGATTCGGATCGGCCGGATGGTCCGGTACGAGCTGTCCGAGGTCCAGGCCTTCATCACGCGGCACCGCGCCGTCTGATTTTACTCCGCTTCACACATCGTTACAAGTAGAGGAAACCCCGATGCTGACAATCTCTGAGGCCATCGAGCAGCACCAGCGCCGCCGGCGCATCGAGGCTGTCCTGGCCCGCGTGGCTGCCAAGCCGAGCCTGCGGTACGCCCGCCGGGCGACGTGGCGCGACCGCCTGGCGAAGCTGCTGCGGCTGCGCTGATGTGCGCGGTCTGCGGCGGAGCGGGCGCCATCGAGACGCCCATCCGCGTGTGGGTCCAGGCGGCGGATCACGCCGGCTTCTGGGCCGAGGATGCCGAGGTCACGCCGTGCGCGTGCCTCCAAGAAGAAACCGCCCCGGGCTGGACCCCCGAGGCGGCGGATGTGACCCCCAGTGATCAGGAGCCGTGCCCATTCTAGCACGGCGGGAGAAACCAATGAACGAACAAATCGCCAACGAGCAGGCCCAGCGCCTGCTGTCCTTGATGGGTTACGTGACCCGCCTCGAGCGGTCGTGGGAGATGTTGAACGAGGTCGTGAACCAGACCCGTGCCAACGCGCAGGGCTGGTCGCAGAGCTACCACGACCTGCGCGACGACCACCAGCAGCTTGCCAGCGAGGCGCGGGCGCAGCAGCTGGAGATCGACCGGCTGAGCGCCGAGAACCGTGAGCTGCGCCGGACGGCCCGCGAGCTGCGCCAGGAGGTGGAGCTGCTGCAAGACCTGGTGGTGCCCGGCAAGGGCTTGATCGACCTTCTCGGCACCTGGAGCGGCGTCGGCCTGGCCGACCACTTCGACGCGGCCGCGTGCAGCCCCGTCGCCTATCACCGCGACGCTTGGTTGCAGCTGCGGGATGCCTGCTGCCGGGTGGCTGAGCAGCACCACGAGAAGGAGGCCGCGTGATGAGCGGACCCAACGTTTACCAGTTGATTGCGGCCGTCAGCGCCGAGCTGGCCGCTGTCGGCATCAAGAAGGACCGGAAGAACCAGGCGCAGGGCTTCACGTTCCGCGGCATCGATGACGTCTACAACGCCCTCGCGCCGGTGATGGCGCGTCACGGGCTGGTCATCCTGCCCCGGGTGACGGCGCGTCACTGCGAGGAGCGCTCCGGTCGCAACGGCGGGAGCCTGTTCTATGTGACGGTCGAGGTGCGGTTCGACTTCGTCAGCAGCCACGACGGCAGCAAGCACGAGGTCATCACCTACGGCGAGGCGATGGACAGCGGCGACAAGGCCACTAACAAGGCGATGTCGGCGGCCTACAAGTACGCGGCATTCCAGGCGTTCTGCATCCCCGTCGAGGGCGACGACGCCGACGCGCACACGCACGAGGTGGCGCCCAAGCGGGCGGCAGCGGCCCCCCGGCCGGCGGCCCTGGCCTCCGAGGCCCAGCTTAGAAAGTTGTGGGCGACGGCGCGCGGTGCGTTGGGCGAGAGCGCCCAGGACGAGCTTAAGGGCCACATCGCGGCCTTGGGGCTGGAGTCCAGCAAAGAGCTTACGTCTGAGCAGGTGAGCAGCTTGATCGACATGTACACGCGAAAGGTGGCCGCGAATGGCTGAGGTGAAGCATTTCGACTTGGGAAACGCCATTGTCAGGGTCGACAAGTGGCACCCCGATGATTGCCTGACGACCATCATACAGCTTGATCAGCCGATGGGCGTGGTGAAGATGTACAAGGCCCAGACGGCCAAGCTACTCGACTGCCTGCTTGAGTTGTCAGGCACAAGGCCTGCATTGCTAGATAAGACGCCGGAAGAGCTGGTTCAAGAGCTAACGAAAACGCGCACCAAGTGCGAGAACCTTGAGCGTTACTTGGCAGAGGAGCGTGAACTGTCAGCCAAGAACTTACGTGAGCTTGAGGCGGCCAAGGAGCAGCTTGCCCAAGCGCAGGCCGACAACGACCTCGCCCAGGCCGAGATCGCCCGGCTGACGGAGAAGCCCAAGCGGACCCGCAAGCCCAAGGCCGACGAGCCGCCGGCCTCGTGGGACGAGGTTTCCGCCGAGCCCCGCACCGACCTCGGCGCGCAGGGACATGGGGACAACGTGTGGACAGCCGGTGAATGGGTGGAGGTCATCGCGACCGGCTCCCGTGCCCAGGTCGACCGAATCTTCCCCGACAACCCGAGCAAGGTCCAGGTCTTGCTCGGCGGCTCGCTGCCCAAGGTGTTCGACGTGTCGGCCCTGCGGCGGGTCGAGGTGGCAGCGCCAGAGCCGACCGACATGCTGGACGTCGAGGAGCTGATCGAAGGCCTGGAGGCCGTGGGCCTGCCGGTGATTACCGATGTTCCGACAGTCGCGCCTTCTGTTCCGACCATCGGAACAGACGAGCCCGAGGTCGTGACCACGAGCTTCGATGCCGAGAAGCTGCGCCGCGCCTTGTACGAGGACTCGAAGCTCTACGAGTTCACCCCGGAGGAGATGAAGGCGCTCATCACCGAGGTTCTGGGGACGCTCAAGAGCACCAAGGAGATGGACACGGCCGAGCTTTCGGCCGTGCTGCGCGAGATGCACGACCGCGGCCGCAAGGCCCGGATGCCGTTCTGAGGAGGGCCGATGAGCACCTACAGCGAGATGCCGGAGACGCCGGCCGACGACTTCTTCCGCGTCGACTCCGAGGAGCGCGCGGCCTGGGTCACCAACAAGATTCTCGGCTATGACGAGCAGCTCGCCCGGCTCGACAACCAGTACAAGGCGATGCGGGCGCGGCTCGAGGGGGAGCGGGACGGATTCCGTTCGCGCTGGTTGCAGCCGCTGGCGATGTGGGCTGACGCCAACTTGCCCAAGCGCGGCAAGACCATCCACCTGCTGACGGGCTCGCTATCGTTCCGGCGGCTGAAGGCCGGCGCCCAGGTCGTGGACCAGAAGGCGGCCGTCAGGTGGGCCGAGGAGCACTTCCCCGAGGCGATCCAGCTGACGGTGACGAAGCGCGCGGATGCCGAGTGCCTGCGCGCGCACTTCGAGGAGACGGGCGAGATCCCCCCCGGAGTGCTGTTCAAGGAGGAGCGGGACGAGTTCTACGTGCGCGCGGCCAAGGTCGCAGAGGAGGAGTTCTGATGATCGCCAAGTTGCCAAGCAACATTCGAATTACGTCGGGCGTCTCGCTAGGTAAGGCGCGGACCTTTCTCTACGGTGTGCTGCCAGACGGGCGCCTGCCCATCACGCCGCGCTACCAGCGGCGGCTTTATCGCCCGGGTCGAGGGCGCTGGGGCGGTGTGCTCCGGATGTTTTACACCCCCGCAGTGGCCGGCTTGTCGCTGGCCGACGCTGAGCGCTTTGTGCGCGGCTGCCAGGACTAGGAGGAAGCATGAACACCATCACCATCATCGGCCGCGTGAACCGCGAGCCCGAGCAGCGCGACACCCAGGGCGGCCACAGCGTGGCGAACGTCGAGGTCGTGGTCGACCGGGAGAAGGGTCGCGACTGGTTCCGCGTGGCGGCCTGGGGCCGGCTCTCGGAGAAGGTCGCCGCGCTGAAGCCCGAGCAGCTCGTCGCCGTGACGGGCCAGATGCAGAACCGGCGGTTCAAGGACAAGCAGGAGCAGTGGCGGGACAGCTGGCAGATCGAGGCCAGCCAGGTGACGCTGCTGGGCGCTGATGCTTCTCTGCACGATCGCGCAGACGAGCATGACGGGGTGCCGTTCTGATGGCGTGGATTCAGCTTCACGACACGGTGTACGACAGCCTCAAGACGCAGCGCCTGGCGCGTGCCCTCGACGTCCAGGTGGAGCTTGCCGTCGGTCTGCTGGGCCGGCTGTGGCACTGGGGCCTGCGGGACGCCGACACCGAGGGCTTTCTTCCCGAGGCCACCGCCGACGAGGTGGCGTTCATCTGCCGCTGGTTCGGCGATGCTGCCCACTTCGTGGCGTCGCTCATCAGAGCGGGCTTCCTCGCGGAGGCCGAAGGGCGCTACGTCATCCACAACTGGAGCCAGTACGGCGGAAAGCTGGCGGTCCGCAAGGCCGCCAACACCGAGCGCAGCCGGCAGTTCCGGGAGCGCGTGATGAGTACGCAACGCGAACGAAACGACGATGCAACGCATACGCAACGCGCACGCAACGCGCACGCAACGCATACGCAACCATCACGCAACGGTTGCGTACGTAGCGAGAGAAGAGAAGAGGAGAGTAGAGAAGATACTCATGTGTGTTCCGAGCCCGGAACACACGACGCACCGACCCCTACGCAGACGACCGACAAGCCGAAGAAGGCCACGTATCCCAAAGACTTCGAGGCGTTCTGGGTGGCGTACCCGGACCGTCGGCGGCGTGAGAAGCCCGACGCTTACAAGGCGTGGGTCAAGGTCACGGGAGAGTACACCGTAGCCCAGGTGATGGCCGCGCTCGAGGTCTCGAAGCGTTCCGTCGACTGGACCAAGGACGGCGGCGAGTTCGTCCCGATGCCTGGCCGCTGGCTGCGCCGGCTCGATCCTGACGACGTGACCGGCGTCGCCGTGCCCGAGTCTGAGGCCGACAACGTCCCGGAGCCCATCCGCGCGAAGCCGTGGGTGTTCCTCTACAAGGCCCAGCCTCCTGCCCCAGCGGCGATGCGCATCCTCTCGATGCTCGCCACCTGGGGCGTGGACATCGGCGAAGCGCAGGGCCTCGCGGCCCAGCTCGGCGGCCCCATCCAGGTGGCCGACCACTATTGGGCGCTGAGAGAGGAGGCCCGCGGTGCGGCTGCCCCCTTCTGACGAGAACCTCGAGCGCGCCGTCCTCGGGGCCTGCCTCGTGGACGAGGGCGCCATCCTGCGGGCGATGGAGCACCTCGATACGGCGTCGTTCACCCTGCCGCAGCACCAGGCCATCTGGAGCGCCGTCGTGGCGCTGCACCGGCAGGGGCGCCCGGCAGACCTGACGCTCATCAAGGGCGAGCTGAACAACGACCCGCTCTGGCTGCTGGCCATCGAGATTGCCGGGGAGATTGCGACCTCGGCGCACGTCGGGGCCTACGCAGAGCGGCTGGCGGGGCTGGCGCGGCGCCGGGAGGCGCTGCTGGTGTGCGAGCAGAGCGCGGCCGAGCTGTGCGACCTCGACGCCGACGGAGACCCGGTGGTGGACCTCCTGAGCAAGGCGCTTGCCGTCCAGGGCGAGGCGACGACGAAGGCCGAGCCGGCCGACGCCATCGCCGAGCGGGTGTTCGAGCGCATCCACAAGGCCTATCAGACGCGGTCGCCCTACGCGGCGTCGCGCTCGGCGATGGTCTCGGGGCTCTACGACCTGGACCGGGTCTTGTTCGTGAAGCCCTCGGACTACGTGGTGCTCGCCGCGCGGCCGTCGGCCGGCAAGACGGCGCTCGCCATCCAGCTCATCGAGGCCAACGCGGAGAAGCGCCCGGTGTTCTTCGCCTCGCTGGAGATGAGCCGGGATGCCATCGTACAGCGGATGCTGAGCCAGGCGACGGGTGTCAGCAGCTACCGGCAGAACCAGCCCGACTACCTGAGCGCGGACGAGTTGGAGCAGCTCGAGCGGGCGACGGTGAACGTGGGGGCGTTGAACCTCTGGATTGACGACCGGCCGTCGCTGACGGTGGCGCAGATATTCAGCGCCGCCCAGGTGCATCAGGCGCGGCGGGGGCTCGGGATGGTGGTGATCGACCATATGTCGCTCATCCGGCCCGCGAACCCAAAGGCCTCGATGTACGAGGCGATGACGCAAATCAGCAAGGACCTCAAGGCGATGACGCGGCGGCTCGGCGTGCCGGTGCTCGCCCTGGCGCAGCTGAGCCGGGAGGTCGAGAAGAGCGACCGCAAGCCACGCAACTCGGACCTCCGGGACTCGGGCTCCGTCGAGCAGGATGCGGACATCATCTTGATGTTGCACCGGCCCGACCGGACGGCGGCCGTGAGCAACGCGGAGCTGCTGGTCACGAAGAACCGGGACGGGGCGCTGGCCGACATCGCCCTGGTGTTCCAGCCCGAGCGTCAGCGGTTCCAGAACGCCACGCGGGAGTGGGCGCTATGAGGTGGGGCCACAAGTTCCACGCCGTGCCCACGGAGGCCGACGGCATCAAGTTCGCGAGCAAGGCCGAGGCTCGTTATTACCAGTTCCTGAAGGCCCGGGTCGCGGCGGGCGAGGTGGTGTTCTTCCTGCGGCAGGTGCCGTTTCACCTGCCCGGCAACACGAAGTACGTCGCCGACTTCCTGACGTTCGACGCGGATGGCAGCTGCCACGTGATCGACGTAAAGGGGATGGAGACTGCGCAGTTCCGCGCGAAGCGGAAACAGGTCGAGGCGTTGTACCCGGTGAAGATTGAGGTGGTGAGCGGATGAGCGCAGAAAATAATAAGGGTGTTTGCGGATTTTGCTTGCGACGGCCAATTAGAACGGTCGGGGCGTGCATCATTTGCTACCAGAGAGAACGAAATAGAGCAATCAGAAATGGAAGTTGGAGCCCAAAAATAAACAAGTCCCACCCCAAAAAAGATAAGACGCTATGCGTCAACGACGGATGCGGACTCCCATCAAAAGTAAAAGGCTTTTGCGAAAGGTGCTATCAGCGTGACTACTCGTTAAATAGAAGAAAGCGGCTGCGGGCGGCCGAGGAGGCGCGGGTTTCGCACATGTGGCGGGTGCACGAGGCCCTAGAGGCGCACCGGCAGGCGCTGATGGACCGGGCGCGCCCGGAGGACGTGAAGCTGTGGGAGGCGACCTACGATGAACCTTGAGCCCATCAAGGCCCGGCTGGACCTTGCCTCCGGAAGCACTCACAGCAAGTGGGCGCATAGCGACCTGGTGAACAACGCTCCGGCCGACCTCGCGGCCCTGGTGGCCGAGGTGGAGCGGTTGCGGCAGTCCAATCACGAGGAGGTGCCAGGTGCTTAACCTTGAGCCTATCAAGAGCCGGATAGCGGAGTCTACACCGGGAGATTGGAGGTGGTGCGGCGAGAGCCTTCTTGCCTTCACGCCAGGGGAGACCCACCTGATCGTAAGCGCCGACGTGTTCGAAGTCCTGCCCGGCAACGCCGCGCTGCTTGCGGAATCGCGTGCCGACCTCGCGGCCCTGGTGGCCGAGGTGGAGCGGTTGCGGGGCCACGTCAAAACCGCTGATGCACTCAGGCTGGAGGCAGCACAGGAACACGGAAGGGAACGCCGCCATTGGGCAGACGAAAGGCATCGGTTTGCCGAGGAGCGGATCAAGCTCATAAGCGACTACTGGCGTATCCGAGAGGCCGTCGTGCGCCACCGTCGCGAGGCCCAGGCCGTGAACATTCTCGTTGAGCCGGCGCTGGCGGATGCGCGGCTGTGGGCGGAGGTGCTGGAATGAGCGGCGGGCGATGGGGCTACCTTGGGGCGCAGCTTCGGCAGGCTGCGCGAGAGATCGAGGAGGAGATCGCGGAGGGCGGCTGGTCACTGGCTGTCACGAGCAAGCTGGCCGAGGCCGTGGTATGCCTGCGTCGGTCGGCGGTCTATGAGGAGCGGTGCGACTGGCTGCTGTCTTGTGACGACGGGCCGCAGTCGTTCCTTCACAGCCTGGCAAAGGATTTGCGCGGCGTCGGCGGCGATCAATGGTGGGCGTTGTACCGCGACTTTAAGCGGTTGCGGCACGAGCTTGACCACGCGCAGGCGCTGGCGCTTCGGTATCGCGTGGCCGTCGCGACTCACAAGCGCTGCAAGGAGAGCCCTGGCGAGGCGCTGGGTGATCCGGCGCTAGCCGACGCGCGGCTGTGGGCGGAGGTGCTCGATGGTTAGAGGCGTCCCCGTCAGCGTGATGACCGCCGTCCTGGATGCGGTCATCGCGGCCTGCCCCAACCCCAAGGCGGCGATGCTGCACCAGGACCACTACAACGCCCTGCTCCAGGCCATCATCGCGATCCTGGAGCACAACGAGGAGAGACGATGATGCTCAACCTAGCCAACATCAAGGCCAAGCTCGACGAGCGACTGAGCCCCGAGACGCTCATCCGCGAGCGGGCTCACGTGTGGTGGGACGAGTTCGGTGCCGGCGTCGTCTCGATGCTCATCACGGAGCTCGAGCACGTCCAGGCCGAGCGGGACCACTACAGGCGCGCGCTTGCCTGGTACGGCGACGCGGACAACTGGCGCTTCAGCCGGCACCCGAAGGGCGGCTGGCAGGGCGCGGAGGCGGCAGATGATGGACACCGCGCGCGTGCAGCGCTGGCTGCTGCCGGCCCCCGCGAGGTGTGAGGCGTGCGCGGGGCTGTGCTGGGTGATGACCCTCGGCGGCCCTGACGCGTGCCTGCTGTGTTACAGGAGGACTGAGTTGCGATACGACGGAAGGCCGCGGGCGTGCATCGAGCCCGGCTGCGGCGTCATCTACAAGCCGACGAACACCAACCAGTGGCGGTGCCACGACCACGTAAAGTCGCGCCAGAAGTCCGCGATGGTGCTGGCCGACAAGCCCTGCCGGCTCTGCGAGCGGATGTTCAAGCCGACATGCGGGGCGGCCCTCTACTGCTCGCAAGGGTGCCGGCGCACCGCCGAGGTGATGGCCAACGAGGCGCACCGGCGCAACCGCTACGGCGTGCGGACCTGCGTGGATTGCGGCGAGCAGTACACGCCCAAGAACCACGCCAACAAGCGGTGCCAGCCTTGCGCCCGGCTCGACGCGCCGCCAAAGTTCGTGCCGGTCACCCATACGCTTCCTTGCTTCCGGTGCCAGCACGGGGCTCAGAGCCAGGTGGCTGAGCTGGGCGTCGAGTGCACGGCCGGGCTGTGGCTGTGGTGCAAGCCGTTGTTCAACGCGGCACACTTCGAGCCCCAGAGGCAGGGCTGATGCCCGCAGGACGCTGGGGCGCGGAGGTGTGCCTCGATTGCCGGGAGGTGGGCGGATACTGCGAGACGTGCACGCTGGCGCGGGCGATGCTGCAGCTGGGCACGCGGCCCATCGAGCTGGCGATTGCGACGCTGCAGCGGGAGCTGGAGCGCCGGACCGAGGCCCCGGTGTTCGGACACGCTGAGAGGCTCAGGAGGGCGGTCGAATGATGACGGATGAGTTGTGGTCCCGTCTGGCCCTCGCGCAGGCCACGGTGGCCGGCCTGGAGGCCGAGAATCGCGAGCTGCGCCTCACGTGTCGGCGGTATCTGCGGGAGTGGACCGACGCGCGGGATGCGCTGCGGGCAATGAAGCACGAAAAGGAGGGGGCGAATGGAACGGCCTAAGACCTACGAAGAGGCACTTTTGCGCGACGCTGAACGATTCTGGTCACGAGTCGACAAGAGTAACGGATTAACCGGCTGCTGGACTTGGAAAGGTGTTCGCCAAAAAAGATCCGGGCGTGGAAACTACAACCCGGTGAGATTCAATGGTAAGTACGTTCGCGAGAATCGAGCAACAGTTGCGGCACACGTTTGGGCTTACATTCTCACGTTCGGAAACCGGCCTCTTGGTCACGGGCTGAAGCGCGGGAGTTCAGGTCTCGTGTTGATGCACACCTGTGAAAATGGAAACTTAGGCTGCGTGAACCCACATCATTTGCAAATTGGAACGCAGGCCGACAACATGCGGCGATGCAGGCAGCTTGGGCGAGGCCCAGACCAGAAACTGAAGCGCATTGAGGCGGAGCTACAGCGCTTGGTTGCTGAGCTGGTCGAAACACGACAGCGATAGGGAGGAGCGATGAACCTCGACGATTACCAGGCGGTCAGCCGGCGGACCTTCCCGCCGAACCTCCAGGACAAGGACCGGCTCGTGTTCGGCCTGGGCCTGTGCGGCGAGGCCGGCGAGGTGGCCGAGCTGTTGAAGAAGCACCACGGGCACGGGAAGGCGCTGGACCTCGCGCGCCTGGGCGAGGAGCTGGGCGACGTGCTGTGGTACGTGGCGGCGATTGCCTCGGCTCACGGGCTAGACCTAGGGGGCATCGCGGCGTGGAACGTCGAGAAGCTGCGGGCGCGCTACCCGGATGGGTTCCCGCGTCAGTGAGGCACCACGCTCACCCAGGACGACGGCCGGCCCTCGTGGTCGGCCTTTTTTTGTGAGAGGGGTTGACCTTTCTGTTTTGCGGTGCTATATTCAAAACATCGAGAGCGGATGCACCGCTTGACCGGAGAGACGACGATGCGGAACGACGTGATTGACCTGGTGAACGCGGCTGGTGTGAACGGCGCGGCCGTCTGCATCGCTGATGCGCTGGCGCTGATGGTCAACAAGTACGGCGTGGACCTCGCCACCGTGCTTGAGGGCATCGCAAACACCGAGAACGGCAACGCCCGCTTCACCGAGCTGATGGCCATCGCTAATAAGGCGGTGGGCTGATGCCTCGGGGCGGACCCAGGGCAGGCGCAGGCCGCCCACCTCGCGCCGAGGCCCTCGTGCCCAAGACGGTGCGCCTGACCCCGGAGGCGTGGGGCATCATCCAGGAGCTTGCCCAGGCGCGAGGCGTCACACCCAGCGAGGTCATCGAGCAGGCCGTCAGGTCAAAGTGAGCGAGAGCCGTCCCAACCGGGGCGGCTTCTTCGTTTGCGGGCGCGTTGCGCTGACGAGCAACGGCGAGCGAGCGAGAATACGCGAGCTACAGTACGTGCGAGCGAGATTGCCCTGTGTTCTGTTGCCTGCAAGCAAGCAGCGATCCCACGGATTCAGCGAAAAACCGCCGATTTTGCCCGAAAATCAGGCTTGGTCGTCCGTGCTAGACTCTAGGTTAGGTTCGGACGGGTCCCCCCACCCACCGGAGGTCCGACGCGCGAAGCGCAGCGCCGAGGGGGGACCCTGCCACCGCCGGCGTGTGCCACTCCGGGTTGAAATCTGTGTTTGGCACAAACACAGGCCCGCCGGCGAGGCACACCCCGGGAGGCCGGTGACCTAGAGCCTCTGGCGGCCCCCAATATTGCGCGGGCGCGCGTGAACCGGCTCTCGAAGCCGTGACGTGAAACAACCGAACATATGTGTTTCGCGGAACCAGGGCGCGGCTTGGTTGAACCCCAGGGGAGGTCGTGTTACCCTTGATCCCGCATCTCAAACGCAGGCCGCAGGTAGCGTGCCCCCCCGACAAGGCCCCCCGTTTGCCGCGGGGGGCTTGTCTTTTGCGTTCGAGGTAGCGACTCGCCCCGTTGCTTGCTACGCTACAAGGTGTGCTGGTGATGCTCGCGCACCTGGAGCGTACTGACGTGGCATCGTGCAGGATATGCGGCAGCCTCCTGCGGGATACCATCGGCGGGAAGTTGTATTGCTCGAACCGATGCCGGAACCGTGCGGCTTATGAGAAGCGCAAGGTCTCTGGGATTGCATCGGTGATCGAAGGCGAGTTACCATGTGCTCGGTGCATCTGCTGGGTGGTGGATGCGCGCAGCGATTCAGGCGGGATATGTTCCGTTGGACGCTGGCGGGATTGCAGGCCATACCTTCCGGGGGCAAAGCCGTGGCGACCAATCGAGTGAAGCGCGCGCCTGCGCCTGCGCGCGGTCGCCCATCAAAAACTGAAGACCTGACCAGCCCCGATGTGCTGCGCCAGGTCGAAGAGCTTGCGGGGTACGGCCTGACTCAGGAGCAGATTGCGGCGGTCATCGGTCTATCCGAGCGAACCCTTCGGCGGCGCAAGGAAGACACAGAGGTATTTTCGGCCGCCATACAGCGCGGCAAGGCGAAAGCCTCCGCCGAGGTTGGCAAGTCGCTTTTCCGGCGCGCGAAGGAGGGCGAGGTTTCGGCCATCCGTTGGTGGGAGATGACGCGCGACGGGCGCAGCGAGCGCAGCCAGGCCGAGACGAAGATTGAGGTGACGCACGATGCCGAGACTGAAGCCCGCCTGGCTCGCATCATGGGCGATGCTCTCGCCAAGCAGCAGGCAGCAAACGCTGGCGAAGCTGACGCCGGAACAGCAGGCTGAAGTCCTGTGGTCGTGGGCTGCGTGGGCGCGGCCCGAGCAGTTGCCCCCTGACGGCGACTGGTCCATCTGGCTGGTGAAGGCTGGGCGCGGGTTTGGCAAGACCCGGCTGGGCGCTGAATGGGTGCGAAGCGTGGCCCAGCCCGGCGCACGCATCGCGCTGGTAGCCCCCACGGCGGCCGACGTGCGGGACGTCATCATCGAGGGCGAATCGGGCATCCTTGCTGTCTGCCCGACGAAGGAGCGCCCCATCTATGAGCCCTCGAAGCGTCGCCTGACCTGGCCGAACGGCGCGGTCGCAACGGCCTACTCGGCTGAGGAGCCCGACCGTCTGAGAGGCCCCCAGCATACTCACGCCTACTGTGACGAGGTGGCGGCGTGGGCGCACCCCGAGGCGTGGGACATGATGCTGATGGGCCTGCGCCTCGGCACGCGGCCGCGTGTGGTCGCGACCACGACGCCCCGGATGGTGCCCTTGATGCGGACGATCCAGGCCAGCCCCGGCCTCGTCGTGACGCGGGGCAAGACGCTCGACAACGCGGCGAACCTCGCGCCCTCGTTCCTGTCCGGCCTGATGGCCCGGTACGAGGGCACGCGCATCGGGCGCCAGGAGCTGGACGGCGAGGACCTGGACGACAACCCCGACGCGCTGTGGTCCCGCGAGGTCATCGACGCCTGCCGGCTGCGCGAGGCGCCCGAGCTGGCGCGGGTGGTGGTGGCCATCGACCCGGCGGCGACCAGCAACGCGGACAGTGACGAGACGGGCATCGTGGTCGCGGGCCTCGGAACCGACGGCCGGGGCTACGTGCTCGCGGACAGGTCCGGGCGCTTCAAGCCGGATGCCTGGGCACGGCGGGCTGTCGAGGCGTACCACGAGCACCGGGCAGACCGCATCATCGCGGAGGGCAACCAGGGCGGCGAGATGGTGGCGCACGTGCTGGGCACCGTCGAGGCGGGCCTGCCGCTGCGCATCGTCCACGCGACGCGGGGGAAGCTCACGCGCGCCGAGCCCATCGCGGCGCTCTACGAGCAGGGGCGCGTCAGCCACGTCGGCGGCCTGCCGCAGCTCGAGGACCAGCTTTGCACGTGGATGCCGGGCAGCGCCTCACCGGACCGCCTCGACGCCCTGGTGTGGGCGCTCACCGAGCTGATGCTCGGGCGCGGAGAGCTGGCCTTCGCGTGAAACGCACCTTCTACGCCTGGATCATCGACCCCGAGACGCAGGAGAACATCCTTGAGCCTCGGGCCATCGAGGCCAAGTCTGCGAAGGCAGCCGCCGAGATGACGGCCGACTGGCTCTTTGCCGAGGGCTACGAGGACTGGACGGTCGTCGTGGACGTGCCGCGCAAGAAGAACGGCCGGCCGAAGAAGGGCTGAAGCCTCGGGACGACACCGGCCGATGCCTCGGCTATGCTCGGGGTATGCCTGGCTGGCGTGAGCGCATCGGCGCGTATTTCTCCAAACGCTTCCTGACTGGTCCCGCGATTGTGGAGGCCAGCGATGTGGCATTTGGCACGGACCCTGAGAAATGGTCCCCGGAGAAATACGGCAACTACCTGGCGACCTCGAGCGCCGTTTACGCCTGCGTCAATCTCCGCGCCCGGAACATCGCCTCGCTCCCGCTGACGCTGACCCGCGCCGGCAAGACCGTCGAGCAGGGCGCGCTATTCGATCTCCTGCGCACGGTCAATCCCCACTGGACGCCCAACCGGCTGTGGCAGATGACGGTGATGGCCCTCGACCTCTGGGGCGAGGCCTTCTGGGTGCTGGAGCGCGGCCAGGACGGCCAGCAGCGCCCGCGTGAAATCTGGTGGGCACGGCCCGACCGGATGCGGATGGTGCCCGATGCCACCAACTACGTGGCCGGCTGGATCTACGAGTACAACAACGAGCGCCTCGCCTTCAGCCCCGGCGAGGTCATCTGGTTCCGCAACCCCAACCCGCTCGACGAGTTCGAGGGCCTGAGCCCCATCGCGGCGACGCGCCTCGCACTCGACACCGGCCACGCGGCCCTGCGGAGCAACCACAACGTGTTCTCGAACGGCGTGCAGCTCGCGGGCGTCGTGACGCCGGCCGACAAGGACAGCACCTGGGCACGGGACCAGGTGGAGGCCCTGCGCGACATGCTCGAGCGCCGGTTCCGCGGCGTGGACAAGGCGCACCGGCTGGCCGTGATCGGGCAGGCGGCGACCTTCACGCCGATGAGCATCAGCCCCAAGGACGCCCAGTTCATCGAGCTGATGCGCTGGACGCGCTCGGACGCCTGTATGGTCTACGGCGTGCCGCCGGAACTCATCGGGGACCAGGAGGGCGCGACCTACAACAACGTCCAGCAGGCCCACACGGGCTTCTGGACGGACACGCTCATCCCGCTCGCTTCGATGCTGGCCGGCGAGCTGACCGAGCAGCTCCTCCCGATGTTCGGGGAGGCCGACACGGCCGCCTTCGACCTGAGCAACGTCGCGGCGCTCCAGACGGACGCCCAGAAGCTCGCGGAGCAGGCCAAGACCTGGGCGAGCATCGGGGTGCCGCTGAACGCCATCCTCCGCGAGCTGGCGCCGCAGTTCCTCAACGGCGGCGAGGGCTGGGCCTGGGGCGACCAGCCCGCCAACGTGCAGGGCGCGACCGACACCACCGAGGGCCTCAAGGCCGACGCCTACCCCGGCCTGCGCTTCACCGCGCCCGAGGCCGTGCGCGACGCGGCCCGCCGGGGCCTGCGGCTGCACGAGGAGGGGCGCAGCGGCGACGGCCTGGTGGCTGCGACCGTGCGTGAGGCCCGCGAGATGGCGGCCGGGCGCGAGGTGTCACCCGACAAGCTTCGCCGGATGGTGGCCTGGTTCGCCCGGCACGCGAGCGACAAGCGGCCCGGCTGGGACAAGCCGGGTGCCGAGACGCCGGGCTACGTGGCCTGGCTGCTCTGGGGCGGCGATGCCGGGCGCGAGTGGGCCGGCCGGATGGTCGCGGCGATGGAGCGCGCCGAGGCGGGCGCGAAGGCCCAGCGCGGCCCCATCGACCTCGGCAGCCCGGAGCACAAGGCGGCGTATGAGGAGTTTGGCAAGCGCGCCGACCGCATCATGCGCGGGATGCGGCGCGAGGTGACGCGGCTCTTCGAGGAGCAGGGCGCCGTCCTGGCCGAGCGGCTCGCCGTGCAGGCGGCGAAGGCGCTCGACAACGAGGGCGACATCGATGCCATCTGGGACGAGGAGAGTTGGGTCGCCATCTTCGGCGAGGCCCTGCTCGACCAGATCCAGACGGCCGCCGAGTTGGGCGCGCTCGCCACGCTGAATGACCTGGCGGTGGACACGGCGCTCTTCAACCTGGAGTCTCCCGAGGTCGCGGCCGCGATGGCGGTGCGGGCGCAGGCCTTCGCCGTGCCCGTGAACGAGACCACCTGGGCGGCGCTGCGGACCTCGCTGCTCGAGGGCATCCAGGCCGGCGAGGGCATCGAGCGGCTGATGGGCCGGGTGACCGACGTGATGGCCGACCGCATCCGGTCCAGCGCCGAGACCATCGCGCGCACCGAGACCATCGGCGCGCTGACGGAGGGCTCGCTGATGGGGGCCAAGGAAGCGGCGGCCGTCGGGCTCAACGTGAAGAAGCAGTGGCTGGCGACCTTCGACGGCCGGGAGCGCGAGAGCCACGCCGAGGCGCATCGGCGCTACCAGCGGCAGCCCATCCCGCTCGATGCCTCGTTCAGCGTGGGCGGCGTGGCGTTCGACTCGCCGGCCAACCCGACGGGTGGGCGCACGCGCGCGAGTGCCGCTGAATGCATCAACTGTCGCTGTGCGATGACCTACGAGGTCGGGGACGACACCAGGCGAGCCGGTGTTATACGCTCGGAAGCAGCGGCCAAGATTGCGGGATGGTTGAATGATTCACCTCAAGGCTGATTTCCTGAGCACGAATGAGGCGGGGACTTACACGTTCCGCGCCTCCACATCTGCCGTGGATCGCCAGAACGAAGTGATCGACCAGTCCGGCTGGCGGCTTGAATCTTACAAGGCCAACCCGGTCATTCTGGATTCCCATCGCTACGGGTCCATCGATGACATTCTGGGCAAGGCCTCGCGCGTCGAGGTCGGCCCTGACGGCCTGGAAGTGGATGTGCAGTTCGCGCCGACGCCCAAGGGCCAGATGGCCCAGCAGCTCGTGGAAGACGGGATGCTGCGGACGGTGTCCGTGGGCTTCCGCTCGATGGCGCGGCGTCCCGGCGTGCGCTCGGGTGAGCCCGTGACCCACACGGCGATGGAGCTGCTCGAGGTGAGTATGGTCGCCATCCCGGCGAACCGTGAGGCCGTGCGGCTGCGCGGCGTCGAGGAGGACGAACCGATGCACGAAGAGAAGGCCGGGCGCCGGCTGAGCAAGGCCAGCGCGGCCGCCATCGCGCAGGCCATCGCGCTGCTGCAGGGCCTGCTGGCCGAGGAGGGCGGCGACGCCCCCGAGATGGAAATGGACGGGATGAAGCCCAAGCCCAAGGGCCTGGACGTCCCCGATGAGGTTGCGGCCAAGCTGGCCGCGTTCGCGAAGGAGGCAACCAATGGATAACCAGGCGCTCGAGGGCCTGCTGCGCGACGTGGCCGCGCGGCTGGACTCCATCCCCCAGAACACCATCACCGAGGAGCAGGCGAAGAAGATTTTCGCCGACCTCTCCGAGTCGCTGAAGGCGGACGCCTCGGCCGACCGCAAGATGAAGTTCGGCGGCTCGCCGTCGGCCCTCTTCGGCACCAAGTTCTCGCGCTACAACTACACCGCAGCTGACGTCGAGATGCTGTACGACATCATGTCGGCCAAGCAGCGCGCCGGCATCGGCGCTGGCCCCTCCGAGGAGCTGACGAAGGCCTTCGGCGTCGTGTCGTCCGCCTACTACCTGGATGAAGCCGAGGTGAAGCGCATCGACCAGCAGGCCATCGATGGCCTCTTCCCCCGCGTCCGCAAGGGCACGGCCTCCCAGGCCGAGGTGCAGGCGTACCTCAAGGCGATGGACAGCGCCGAATCTGGCTTCGGCCAGCAGCTCATCGGCGCGCAGTACGTCGCCGACCTGTGGGAAGCCGCGCGCCCCGAGTCCCGCGTGTTCTCGCTGCTCGACACGTTTGACATGACCGCCCCCACGGCGTACCTGCCGGTCGAGGCGGACCTGCCCGAGATGCTGTTCGTGGCCGAGGCCACCAGCTCGACGCAGAGCGACTACGCCACCAGCAACACCGGCAGCAACCGGGTGCAGGTCGACGCCAAGAAGTTCCTCATTCACCAGATCTGGTCCACGGAGCTGGAAGAAGATTCGATCATTGCCTTCATTCCGTTCTTGCGCCGCCAGGCTGCGCTCGCCATCGCCCACTATTCGGACGCGGCGGTGCTGAACGGCGACACGACGAACGCGGCGACGGGCAACATCAACCTGGACGACGCGGACCCGGCGGATACGAAGTACTACCTCGCCTTCGACGGCCTGCGTCACGCCGGCCTGGTGGATAACACCGCCAACTCGAAGGACGCGGCGGGTGCTGTCACCTTCAAGCTCCTGAAGGACCAGCTGACCCGGATGCGTGATGCTGCGAAGCTGATCGACTGGGGCCACCCCATCAACCCGGCCGACGTCGTGTACGTCACCGACCCCACCACGGCGGAAGCCATCGCGCAGCTCGACGAGGTGCTCACCGTGGACAAGTTCGGCGTGGGCGCGACGGTCCTGACGGGCCAGCTCGCGAACATCGGCCGCAACCCGCTGGTTTCCTCGATGGCGATGAGCCTGACCGAGGCCGACGGCAAGGTGTCAGCCACCGGCACGAACAACACCAAGGGCCAGGTCGTGGCCTTCAACCGCCGGGGCCTCAAGGCCGGCTGGCGGCGTCGCGTGAAGGTCGAGGTCGAGCGTCTGCCCGGCCGTGACCAGTCGCGGATTGTCTACTCGCTGCGGATGGGCCTCGGCCGCTACAGCACGACCGGCGCCGCCTCGGGCATCGAGATGGCGGACGTGCTGTACAACATCTCGCTCTGACCCTGACGACCCCGGCGCCCCTCGCCCGCAACGGCGGGGGGCGTTCCCATAAGGAGACTTCCGATGCAAATCACGCGCGAGTTCGCCAAGTACCAGCTCGTTCCCCTCACCTTCGCGCAGGCCAACGTCGCCGCCTCGCAGACCAACGTCCAGCTGAAGGACGCCTCGGGCCAGGTGGAGGGCCTCTCGATGCCGTTCGCGGGCGAGGTGCTCGCCATCTGCGTCGACCTGACGGCAGCCGCGACGGCGGGCTCGCTGACGGTCGGTGTGACCAACGGCGGCACCGAGGCCACGGCCACCACCCAGACGATCACGACGGCGGCGGCCGCCACCAAGGCGTTCCCCCGTGGCACGATGACATTCGTCGCTGGCGACAAGCTCGGCGTCGAGATCACGACCAACGCCTCGTGGGATGCCACCACGGCCGACATGGCCGTGACGGTGCTCGTCGCCCTGGCCGTCGAGGGCGTCTGATGCTGCGCTGCGTCAGCCCCTACAAGTCGAGCCTCGGCGCGTTCCAGCCAGGTGACGTCATCACGTCGCCCGAGCTGGCGCTTGCCCTGCTCAACGACAGCCCCGGCAGCTTCGAGGACGCCGCACCCGCCGCCGAGCCGGTGACGGTCGAGGCCCTCGAGGATGCCCCGGAGCATCGCGCCATCAAGCGCGGGAGGAAGGCATGAGGACTCTCGGCAACTTCATCAGCCTGGATGCGGCCGACGCCACGGCCACGGGCACGGTGGTCAACGTGGCGGGCTACAACCACGCGGCCTTCCAGGTCACGGGCACCTTCGTGGCGGACGTGACCTTCAAGGCCAGCCTCGACGGCGTGACCTGGGTCGACGCCTACGGCCACAACCTGGGCGACTCCGGCCACGCCCTCGTCAAGAAGGTCACGGCCCCGGGGATCGTCCAGTTCCGTGAGCTGGGCGGCGTGCAGTTCCTGCGCGCGGACGTCACGGCCTACACCTCCGGCGAGGTCACAGCCCTCGTCAACGCGGTGGCCTGACGTGGCGATCACGAACGGGTACGCGAGCCTCGCGGAACTCAAGACCTGGCTGAGCATCTCGGGTAGCACCGACGATGCCCGGCTCGAGCTTGCCATCGAGGCCGCGTCCCGGGCCATCGACACCGAGTGCTCGCGCACATTCTACGCGTCGAGCGCCACCCTCTACTTCGAGGCGGACGTCCCTGACCGCTGCGACCTCAACGCCGACCTCCTGTCGGTCACGAGCATCGCCGTGGACACCACCGGCCGCCGGGACTACCAGGCCCTCGGCGCCACTGACTACGAGCTGGACCCCGAGGCGGCCCCCTACCGCACCATCTGGATCGCGCCCGGCTCGTCCTTTTCGTTCCCCATCGAGCAGCGGCGTGCCGTGCGGGTCATCGGCTCGTGGGGCTACAACGCCACCGGGAGCCAGCCGCAGGCCATCACCCGGGCCTGCCTCATCCTGGCGACGCGCTACTTCAAGCGGAAGGATGCGCCGTTCGGTGTCGTGGGCACGCCCGAGCTGGGGTACCTGCGCGTGACGGCCCGCGACCCCGAGGTGCGGGCGCTGCTGCAGCCTTACCGGCGCTACGAGCTGGGGGCCGTATGAGCGGCGTGCGCGTCCAGGTCGACGGCCTGCCCGAGTTGATTCGCGCCCTGCGGAACAACGCGGGTGCCGGCCAGGCGCTGGCGCAGGGCCTGAACGCCATCGGCCTGCGGGCCAGCAGCGAGAGCAAGCGCGCGGCACCCACGGGCGTCTCGAGCAAGCTCAAGAACTCCATCACGTTCGAGGTGGACCGCTCCCACCTGCCGACCTTCGTGCGCATCGGCACCATCGGCGGCGAGCGCGTGGATTATGCGGCCTACATGGAGTATGGCACCGGCCTTGTTCACGACCACCCGAACTGGCCGCGCCGCCCCCACATCGTGCCGACCGGCCGGCGCACGCCCCCTGGGCTGAAGCTCTGGGCCAAGCGCAAGGGACAAGACCCCTACACCATCGCGGGCGCCATCAACGCGAAGGGCGGCCTGGAGCCCCGGCGCTACCTGCGCGGCCCCTTCGAGCGCGACCGCGCCCAGTATGTGCGCACCCTCGCCGAGGCCCTGCGGAGGATGAC